CAGCACTCAACCACAACGGATTTTTAATAACTAATTATCATCTGGAGAAAGAGTGTGATATTTCAAATCTCTATGTTAAAGATGGTAATGACACAATCAAATTGAGTTATGCGGGAGCACTACGAATCGGTGATGATGGGTTTATGAAATTTAGACCAATCAAAGCACTGAAGAAAGTGCAACGTGTACCGATTGATTGTTATGATTCTCTGAATATTAATGGAACAGTTGTGATACCTATGGATGACGGATCCTATGGTTTTGCGCACGTACTATTTGGCACTGAAACTGAAAATGGTGTGGTACGAGTTAATATGAAGAACACAGTGTATGGTGATTGTGGATCATTGTACCTACAAGATGGAAAGATTGTGGGAATACACGAATCCATGGATCCTGAAACGAAAGTTGCAGAGTTCCGTCCCTTCACTGAAGATGTGATAGACTGGTTCAACCAGGGAAACTAGAGGAACCCATTCCTATGCGAATGCCTCTATTGGTACGAGAAGTACCTCCTAATTATGAATTTGAGAATTTGATACACATTGGAAAATTAGATAAATTTACACCGGGAGGGACCGCATTCGCTAGGGATGGGGTTTACGAACGCTATATTAGAGAAAACCCAGAAACCAGTCTACAACAGAAATCGTTTGGAATACCAGTTGGAAAGATGACATTACACAATGCATATAAAAACATGGCTAAGTGGGATCAACCACACCCAACGTTTACTGAATACGACGAATACAAGTGGAATGTTGCTAAGAGATTATTGAAAGAAATGTTCTTACCATATGTAGCAGGCTCCGGAATGGTGTTACCATCATTCCGAGTTCTCATAGCACGCATGAACTTGGACTCATCATTGGGATTCCCATATAATGCCTTTTACGAGGATAAATACCAATTTTTAGATGATTGGTATGATGAGTTAGAAGATGAATACAACACGCAGTTAAAGTTGTTGAGAGCAGGGAAATACTCTGCTTTTCCATCAACCTGTGTGTTAAAGGATGAAAAGAGAGCCCAGGAGAAGTTAGATGAAGATTCTATCAGAGCATTTATTTGCTCGAACGTAGTTTCGAGTTTACTTCAAAACACGTTTGTTAATGAATTTAACGAAGCATTTTACGCTAGTAAATTCAAAACGTGGTCCGCAGTGAGCGTTAATAAGTTTTACTGTGGATGGGACGATGTTTACCGTAGGATGGCTAGGTTCCCACACTGTTATGAAATTGATTTTAAGCAGTGGGATTCCAGAATGTTCACGAAGATATTTGAAGCAATTGTTGAACTTAGAGTGGACGCTTCAAACGGTAATCATGAGAGAGAATTGAGACAATTGTACAATGAGATATGTCACACCAATGTTATAATGCCAGATGGCCATATTTATCAGAAGAATGGTGGAAATAACTCAGGTCAATCATCAACCGTTGTGGACAATACATTAGGAGTTATCCTGATGTTGTTGTTCTACATTGTGAATCGGTATGAAGATTTGACTGAACTCGACGATATCAAGAAGCACTTCGTAGCGATAGCGAACGGGGATGATTTAAACATATCAACAGATTTTGATTTTGATTTGAAAGATTTCCAAAAGTTCTGTACACGATTTAACATGAGAATGACAACTGAAATTTACGAGCCACGAGATGCTGGTGAAATTACGTTTTTGTCGCAGGGTTTCTTTAATTATAAAGGAATTTATATTCCTAAGCCAGATTCCGACAAAATCATTTCAATTTTGGAATATGCCGATCACGACTATAGTCCAGAATTGTCACTAGTGCGAGCCACTGCTGCTTTGAGAGAATCATTAGCATACAAGTGGCTGCTCGATGAAATATACGCATACTGCGGGTGGATTGTTAAGACCTATGATGAGGAGCTCCAAGGTCGAGCTTTGTGGGAAAACGCCAAAAAGACAATCATACCGTTGCGAGAAATTGAAAAACAATATATCACAACTGAATTATAGAGGAGGCTAGAATTGATCTACCTCTATAAAACACGTAGTATTGCATGAAAATGAGACAAGCAAACAATGTTAACAATAATAAGAATAATAATAAGAAGAAAACTAATGTTAATCACATTAAGACAACTTCGAATAAAAATAAGAAAGGAACTCCTTCTCCCTCAACTCAAGCAATCCGCGCGGAAGTGCGGAGAGCTCTTGTTGACACTGCAATTGCTAAGCTGCCTGGTATTAACGGAGCAGTGAATAAGGTTGCAAAGAAAAAGAGAAGAAAGAATAAGAAGAAGATGAATAAGGGTGGAATGGCTATTCCTCGTAAAATTGGAAATAGTGCATTTCGAACCACTCACCAAGTTAAGTCGTTTAAGCACAAGGACTATGGTGATGCGGTTCGCATCAGTGGTAAATCATACCTTCAGGATTTAAACGTTCAGATTAATCCTGCGACCGGTGCGTCCTTCCTACACAGAGGTCAAACTATCTTGGATATCAGATTACATCCAGATGGACTGCAAGTTGGGGTTCTGTCCACTTATGCATCTATGTATAATTACTGGAGAGTTAGAAATTTGAAATTCATTTATAACTCAGAGCTCTCCACGGACACGGCTGGTGCATACCTTTTGGCTGCAACCAGCGATCCCAATGATCTCCCTGTCGAGTATGGCACTCAAAATCTTGAGTATGCCACTCTGAGAGGTGCAATTAAGAAAGATTTTTATCAACATGGTTTCGTTGAATGGAAACCTGGAAAACTTGAGAAGCAGGCGAAGTTAATTCGTCCTGATGGAAGTGGTGACTTGAGTGTCACTGATTTTGGAAGAATTTTCATGTTTACCATGGGCG